GTCAGCACCTCGTCCCCCTCTCCAAAAGTTATCACACACCCTCGACATCATCAGCCCAATCCATGAGTCCACGTTCCCATCGTCGCGCCTCTCGTTTCTTGGCTTGGAGATACCCATCACAATGAGATATACATTCCATCAACATCGTATCGAAAAAACATTTTTCTTTGATGGACAACACTTCAGCGATAGCCAACATGTTGACGACCTTGGGATAACTCTCCCCATTGATCCACGCTCTGATTGTTCGATCACTGATCCCAGTCGCGCGATCCATATCGGCGAGAGTCATATCGTGTTTGATCATCAGTGATGTGATCCAAATACCAAATGACGACATCTCTGGTGATGGTCGTCTCATGTGTTGTCCGCTGGCCATGGCGTCCCCTCGTTGTGCTTGAGTGTTATGATTGTTATAGTGTATTCCCATTCTCCCCTTTTGTAAACTTTGGAGCCGGACAACTTCATGATTTGATGGTCGTCATCATAGACAACACCATTGAGAGAATCACAAACGGATCCAAATAGGTTTTGGAGATCACGACGACGACGATCACCAAACGTGACATCGAGATGGAGTTTGACTGGACCGGTGATGATTGGATGTCCAATGGCGTTCATGATCTCAATGGCTCGCGCTTTCAACATCGCCTCAAATGTTCTCGTGGTCTTGTCTTTGATCATCCGTTTTCCATAGACTCTCATCCGATTCTTTTTGGCTGGGATCTTCCCATAGTTGTGGATTTTGATCATCATTTTGATCGGTCCTTTCGACGTTTCCACAACGACTCACAAGCCCAATATCGCGCCTCCAGTTTGGTGGCCGGATCGGTGTCACATCTCATCCGAGCGCGAAAATTCTCATTGGCTCGCGCGCTATAGTTGTGGCGATAGCCAACCGATCCAAATTTGATCAACTTCTCCTCTCCATCCTTGCAACCTTTGACAACCATTTTCTTGACACCATATCCCGGCTCCCCTCGTGTCAGTGGTCGTGGTTTGTTACACGTCATTTTCTTTTTGTCTATTGCCATAACATCTCCAAATGTTGGACCCAATCACAATATCTCATCTCATTGATGGACTCTGGTTCTCTCCACAATCGCCACATCTCCACCTCCATATCAACGCCGCTGGAGTATTGGCCATCATCATCCAACACCACCCACAACTCGGATTTGTCGAAGTGGGCCACCATCATGAGCGTGTTGAGAGTTTGTGTCACCGCTTTGATTTTGTCACCATAGGCGTTGGTGTGGATCATTGGATGTGGACACATTACAACCACCTCATGACCACGATCGGATTGACTGACCAATCGAGTGAGATGGGTCAATCGTTTGATCCACTTCTCTTGATCGCCATGATATGGACCGATGATGTATATTGGTCTCATCGTCCCCTCGTGACTCGTGATCTCAATCGGTTGGATCGTGTTGGACGTCGTGTGGCTCTGGAGGCCTCGAACGCGTTGTCATAAGAATCGCCATCCGCTTCTCGGACCACTGTGGATCGTGGTGTGTTGTCCTTTTTCATGGCTCGTATCGCTTGAAGTACGGCCAATGGAGCCACCGGGATTGGGAGACCGCGATCGGCTTTGGGTTTGTCGATTGGCGCTCCACTCACCTCCAATCGTCCTAATGACTCCAAACGTATGGCCACCGCTGTGGCTTGGTCTTTGTCCATTCCCAATCTCGCCATAAACTTTGGGATCGCTCTCTCGATTCGATTGTGAGCGCTCCGATCGCTGGTTGGAATAAATATATTTTGGGCCATCGTCCTCTCCATTTGGGTGACAATCACATGGATCACATCCACACACATCACAAAAGTTATATCTCATCATACATCATCATTTTGGTTGGTTCATAAACTCGACACAATCAATGACCAAATCTGTCATGGATTGAGATGTCATGTCACCAATACACTCGATGATCCATATCCAATCATCAAATCTCAACGTGTTCTCACCATTGATGATCCGGTATAGTTTTCGGATGTGGATCCCACTATAATCGCTCAAATTGATGATGGTCACCATATTGGGATCCAACTGGGAGCGAATCCACTCTCCAAATGTGTGTTGATGTCTCGACATGTCCACAACATAACACAATCAACGCCATCATGACGACATTGTTTTCTCACACGTTTTCACACCAGTTTCACACGTGATCAAAACTGGGATGATCTCGACACTGTGAGGATACTTCATCAATCGAGTGGGTGATTTTCCACAAATCAACGCTCTGGAGTATATACCCCTATACCCCCATAGGTATAAAAAGTTTAGAACAAAAAAAGTGTGTTTTTTAGTGTATATTATTCTATTCTCTCGACACTGTGGGGTTTGTAGGATTTTCGCCACGTGTGAAATACGTGTGAAACTGGTGTGAAATACGTGTGATATTGGCGTGAAACTGGTGTGAATTTTAGACCGGGTGTGGCCATATATATCAAAAATAGACGTGATATATCAAAAATAGACGTGAAGTATCAAAAACAAATAAGTTATCCACACATGTTGATAACTCTGTGGATAACTTTTTGGAGGCTGTTGATAACTCTGTGGATAACTTATATAAACTCGTCACTCTCGGACTCGGACTCATCCTCAATCATTTGGGACTCCTCCATATATGTCAACGTCCTCAACACACATTGAATCACTCGAAGTGTTTTGGGATGTTCATGGTGTTCATCAAACTCCACTCCATCATTGGTGAAGTTGACCAACATCACCTCATCATCACCATCCCAGACATATCCAACACCATTGTGATGGACATACATCAAATCCAATGACTCGATAGATGTCTCAAAGTGATTGGCGGCGGCTATTGGATCGATGACCGTGTTGGTCTCAATCCCTCTCATCATCATTTTGACGAGTTGGACGATTGATTGACTCATGGACATAACATATCATAACTTATCCACACCTGTGGATAACTCTGTGGATAACTACAAAAGCCCCCAGCGGTTCGACCGTTGGAGGCTGTGGATAACTCTGTGGATAACTTTTATTTGGACTTTTTCCATACTCGTCTTGAGCCACGCCGCTTGGATTCATATCCCAGTTGAGCCATGATGGCCGCGATCCGTTTGGCGTTCCCAGTGTGGGAGATGTGGAGTGGAATATCCATCGCCTCAACGATGTCACTGGTGGATGTGTCAATGGTCCCCTCGTCACGATCCATCATGATTTTGTTGACCTTGTAAGCCCATGGATCATCGACTAGGTACGCGGTTTGATAGTCTTTGAGCACTTCCTCATATTCCTCATCCAACCACCATTTGACACCTTGTTTGTAATAATAGATAGCCTCACACCATATTTGGACTCGATGGGTTTGGAGATACTGGAGATTGATCTTTTTGAGGATCTTGAAAATCCAAAATCGGCGCTCTGGACCATCATCCATGAATTGATAGTTATTGGTGGAACCCACAAAACATGTTCGGCGCTTTCGTTTTACTGGGAGTTTTCCATACGATGGCCGGTACAAATCCTCACTCGTGGTGATGAATTGTTTGGCGACATCGGCGCTCTTTCCTTGGAGATCCTTGAGTTCGGCCAACTCCCACACCCACATCCCCGCTTGATGGATTTTCTCCAACGCGTCTTTTTTGCCAATTGGGAGATCGGCGCGCGTGAAGTATTCACCGGCCATGATCTCCATCAACATGGATTTTCCAACACCTTTGGGACCCACCATGATTGGCATTGTGTGAACGTGACAACCGGGATCATATATTCGAGCCACAAAAGCGATCCACATGAGAGCCGACATCCGTTGGATCAATGGACGATACTCATCCAATGTCTCACAATTGAGCACTTTCTCGGCTAGATTCTCAATACGTCCAACGCCATCCCACGCCGGGAGACTTTCCAACCAATCTTTGATTGGTGTATGGATCCGAGTGTTGGCAACTCTCAACACCGCTCCCTCCAATGACTTGTTCCCAACGGTGTAACGATATCGAATCTCCATATCCAACGCCATCTCCTCAATCACCGCGTCACTCACCATGGATCCACGCCACAAAACTTGATCGGCGTGTTCCCAAAAGACCAAATCCGAGTATTTTGGATCATTCTCCAAAATGATGTTGGTGTTGATACGACATGTCTTTGGAATCACTGGTTTTTTGAGGTTGCCATGTTCATCATATTGGGGTTTGGGCTTTGTCAGTTTGTCCCAAGTGGCCACATCGGCTCCCATTGGAAGTGTTGGATCAACTGTGGACTCCACATCATCCACCATACGGATCCCCAATGTTTTGGCCATCTCCAGAAGTCTCTCACGAGCCTCTTTTTGTTTGTCTGTTGTCATTATTCTATACTCCGATTTTGATATGTTTTGATTGTTGGTTTGGTTGTTATGAGTTCGATTGATTTGATCATAAATCTCAATTGTCCATCATCATCATCCATGACCGCGGCCGCGATTTGTTGGAGACGAGAGATTTTGAGGTTGTCTGGATGGCGACACCAGCCATAAACGGTCACCGTACACACTCCCACCTCATCGGCTAGGTTTTTGACTGTGATGTCTCGTTTGGCGATGACTCTCATCAACCACTCGCCCCATCTCGATGAGTCCTTTGGAATACGTATATCATATATCATATATCACCATGGGAGTTGGAGTTGGATTTGATGACGTTGGATTCGATTGACCGCTCTGGAGACATAATCACCATCCACCTCATAGGCTGTCAACTCATATCCCATATTGTGACACGCGATCCCATGGGATCCACTTCCAAAATGGGTATCGAGTATTTTATCACCTTTGGTGGCGAATCTCTCCAAAATCCACTCGTACAATCGGACCGGTTTTTGAGTTGGATGGATCTTTCCACCTGTTCGGTTGTCATATTTGAACAGTGGAGCCGGTTTGGAATATGATGTCCACGCCATCTCCCACTGACTGAAGTTCTCCCATGGTTGACATTTATCCCACGCGATGACACAACGAGTGGGAGGGAGATCAAAGTAGTTTCCACCCCAAATGATTTGATTTTTGGAGACTCTCATCAACTCGTCAAAATACTGTTGATTGGGAGCGATGTCCCAGCGTTGGATCTTGTCATCTTGGTTGAGCGCTCGTTTGGCAAGTTTACCGGCTCCACGATAGGCGTTGGAGTTCCCCAATTGATATGGTGGATCAACGATGGCCAAATCAAAACAATCATCATCCATCTCTCTCATGGCCTCAACACAATCTCGGTGGTGAAGTGTGATTTTTTCCAATGTATATGTTTTCATGTCAATGTCTCCAGTTTACCCCACCATCCACATGAGTTGACGTGGTTACATGATGGCCATTTTGTTGAGTTTGGGAGTGATGGGTTGATCGAATAGAACACCGAGCGCCGGCCACATGATGGACACAAAATATATTTGATGTACTCTCCAGCGATACGGCCACCGGCGTTGAGTCCAACACGTTGTCTCAACTGTGGATCCATCATAGCACTATCCAACGATTGAGGTTTTGATCGGTCGATTTGTGGACGTGGTTTGGGCTTTGGGAGTTGGATGTGGTCATACTTCAACTCCAATGGATTCTCGATCCAATAGCCACTCCGATGATACTGGGATGGGTGACATGGATGTGATTGTGGCCACTGTTTGGAGCCATCGTGACGAGCCATTTTGGAGTCACGAGTCCATCCATATCGGAAATAGACACGAGCCATATCTTTGATCGCTTTGGTGTCTGGGACTCCCAATCCAACCACGTTCATCCACAACTCAAACGAGGCGCGCCAAATCTTCTCCCAATCGGATTTTGGAAGTGGTTTGGCCAATGGGATGATGACACGATACTTTTGGTGTGTTGGCGAGTGTGAGGCGCTGGTGTGAGCGATTGTGGTCCAACCACGTTGAGCGAATAGACTCCAGACATCAAATGGTGTGTCTCCATCGTCCATATCATACACCAACATTGAGATGGTTTGAGCGTTGGAAGTCGAGCGCGTTCCATTGAATATGGTTGGACTCCACAATGAGAGACGTGATTTGTCATCAATGGCTCGATGGACTGGTGTTGTGAGACCTCGACAAATAGACTCCACATCCATGGTGATCTTTTGTCCATTCCGTTGGTGTATATTGTCAAATAGTGTTATACTATACTCGGACATGTTGATTTTACTCCAATATTGTTCTTGATTGTTAAATGGTTGAAGTGGAGAGGGAGCCGGCCAGCGTCCTCTCCTCTTTTTCGTTTAATGGATTGACTCGGACATGTCCACCAAAATGGTGTTGATGTCGCTTTGGTCCACTTTGGCGATGAGTCGAGCCAACTTGATGAATGTGTCCACACTGGGGAGGCTTTGGTCATTTTGCCAATTATGGATTGATTGACGTGTAACTCTCAAATAACTCGCCAACTGGGTTTTGTTCCAATCATACTCACTCATGATGTACTCCAAATAGGCTCCAAAACTGTCATGGCGATGGTGCTCCAGTTTTCTCCAGTGGATCCACTGTTCAGCGGCTGTCATGGAATCAAAACGGAGATGATCATATCCACCATTGACAAAATACTTCCCCTCAAATGACCAATCTCCAATCTCGATGTCCCATTTGACATAAATCTCGCCAATGACATCTCCATCAATGGTGATTTGTTCAAGTTGTGATTTTTGGAGACGATTGGCGGCGCGGCCATAGTGTTTGATGTAACTTCGTTCATTTTGTGTCATTTGGAGCCTCGAAAATGGTTTGAACAACGATGGATTGATAAATGGTCCAATGTTGTTCGAGTGGATAGTGTTGAGTGATTTTGTTGACGATGATCATGATTTGATTGTATGTTGGTTCCTCACCACCATTGATGATCTCATCGAGTTTGATGTGATGGATGTTGGTTTGACGAGCCAAATCAATGACACTCCATCCCAACTCGTCCATATACTTCTTGATTTGTTGTCCAGTGGTCATTTTATCTCCATGTGATAACTGTTTGGACCTTTAATGTGATCCGATACTTTATAAGTTGAGAACGGCCCATACGCTTGCTAAATAAGTTTTCCCATTGATGTATTTTGACAATTTCTTTGTGATACACAAAAATTACAATGTTTTGATGTTTTATGATTGTTTGAATCTGTTTCTCCAACCAATCATCAGTTATCTCCATCAACAATTCATTTTGTCGATCTTCTTTGGTTGATGTAAACTTCCCAGAGATGTTGAGAGAAAAAATTCGATCTTCGTCTAAATGTATAACTTCCATTTTACACTCCAAAAACGTGGCAAATGAGAGCCATGAGAAGTGGACCGGCCATGAGAACAGCGCCAACCATGAGAGTACCGGCGATGTGATTGATGATTTTGTTTGACATGATGTTTCCTTTGATTGTTAGATTTGATAAAATGTAAAATCGTCAAATGAATCGTGATCATAATTGTCAACGACCCAATCAATTGGACAATTACAAGTTACAGAATGAGTTTTTGTTGATCCATCGTGAAAATAGATTGTGATTTTGTATGACATGATGTCTCCGATTTGATTGTTGGTTTTGGACTTGTTGTCCATACTCTAAATGTAAAAGATATTTGTCAGTGTGTCAATATATTTGTACACTTTTATTTATTTATTTTCACTGACACCAAATAGTCCCCATATCACCGACACAACAAAAAACGTGATAAAATCATTTTGTAAACTTCTCACGTGGTGCAAAATGAAAAATCCCAACTATCCCATCCACTTTGTTGACATTGAGACCACCCATTTTGATTGGACTGTGGGTGAGATCATTGAGATTTGTATTTGGACGAGTCGAGATGGCGGCCAAACCATCTCCAACCGATATCACACATATATCCAACCGGAACATCTGGAGCGAGCCAATCCACGAGCGCTGGAGGTGAATGGATACACCGATGAGAGATGGTCCATGGCTCCAAAATGGGTGGATGTCTGTGATGAGATATTCCGTATTTTGGAATATGGAATTTTTTGCGCTCACAATGTGAATTTTGACTGGTATTGGCTCGACCACCACATCAAATCCACCAGCGGCCAAAAGATCACGTGGAGAAAACTGGACACTCAATCTCTTGTATGGGTCAATATACCAACACCCAGCGCCTCAATGTCCAAACTTCGGACTCTCTTGGGATGGTCTCACCATAACGCCCACACCGCTCAAAAGGATGTTGAGGATCTTGTCAAGTTGTACAAACTATGTGTCCACACCACCATTGGATCATCATTGGATTTGGAGGCTCTGGAGACCAATGTGGAAGTCGTCAAACGTCGTGGAGATGATCACATGTATATCACCATCCACGAGATCGAATCACTCATCAAAATGATCAAAATCCTAGACAAAAACGCGACACTTTGATCAATATGTTGATGGTTTGTCTGTTTTCTTCTTCTTGGCGGCTTGGCTTGCTTTGATGGCCAATAGTTGTCTCATGGCCTCTCTTTTGGTTCGATGGACCGTTGGAGTATTCTCCACTTGATAACCACCGGGGACTCTCAATATTGGCATATCATACTATCCGTTGGAATCGCGCTTTTATATCTTCAACCACTTTGGTGACGATGTCTAGTTTTTGCTCCAACAACGACATCCGTTTGTCCAAATCGTTGATCTCCTTGACGATCTCGACTCTCATGGCGTCCTCACGCGCTTGGAGATCGGCGATCACCTTATCATATCGGTCTCGCAACTCCTTTTCACGCGTCTCTTGTTTGGCCTCACGTTCATCCGCTCTTTTGCGTTGCTCCATGTATTGCCAATATAAGAAGATACCAAAGGCGACATTTGAGCCGCCATTCATCATGAGATGTATGATATCCTGTTCCATTTTACAACTCGCGAATCAATGGCTCGATTTTCTCTGGGATGTCCAACAGGTTGTCGAGGATGATTTGTTGACGTTCTTCTTTTGTGATCTTCTCACCACCATCACTGTCCTTGTCTTTGGCCTCGATGATGTCATCCACCAGCGCCCAAACTATTGGCTGGATGGCTTTGAGAATAGCGGCCACCATTTTGATTTTCTTCCAGTCCATGATTTTACTCCCTTATTTTTTGATGATAATCAATGTTAAATTGTCTGTTCCACTTTGAACACCGACCAATAATTTTTTATTATCTTGACGACCGGTCTCCATTGGGATTGTTAATTCGTGATTGGCTGGGATTGACCCATATTGAGTGATAGCACCACCAAAATCGTCATCATCATTCCCAACATTTGCAAAATGTAAAGCACTAGCACAAACTAATTTAATCTCTGTACAAGCCTCTGGAAGTGTAATTTGTTGAGCCAACGTGTCCAGTGCTACACGTTGAATGAGTGGATATTGATTTGTTGATGATAGATCCAATATTGACATGATCTTACTCCAATAAAAATGATTTGATACCCACCGCCAATGAGAGTCCAACCAACTCACATCCATGGTGGGTCTTTAGTTCGTTGTGAGATTCACAATCAATGAAAAACGGCTCAAAACATACCGCCACCGGCGCGCCAACTCCCTTGATGGTGTTGTAAGCGTGTTTTGTCCAATCGTTTGGACTCGCGGCGATGGATTTGGTTTTGTTGTGGAGTGGATCACACCATTGGTGAAGTCGAGCGTTGATATGTTTGGCCAAATCACGTCCACTCGATGATCGGTGGTCGTAAAATGTCGCGCCATAGTCTCCACCACCGGCGTTGATGTGACACGCCACATAAACCGATTTGTCATGGCCTTGAGCGTACTTGTTTACACGATCATGTCGATCACTGTACCATCCATCACTCAACACACACACATCAATCCCGGCCTCTCTCAACTTCCACTCACAATGATGGATATATTGGGCTGTCAACCACGTCTCATGGACGCCATCATTGGAGGCTCCACAATCATCCCATCGTTTGGGTTTTCCATGGTGTTGTCGGTCGAGAAAAACTATCATACTGTTGAGTATACTCCAAAACGAGTCAATGGTCACCCACTATGACACCCAATGTCATTGTCGTGGATTCATCTCGAACGCCAACTCCCATCGCCATCGAGTCTCCAACCATCGCCGGGATATGATGACCATTTTGTGATTTGTGAGATATATTTTGGGGACTGTGACATCCAAAACATCACCGACTTGGAGCCATCCCAACTCCATATCCACATCCACCTCGATGGTGTTGATTGGGAGACATTTGGACCGGACCATATCCATCGCCACCTTGATCGCGGTGTCCCGGTCATAGATGTAATCACTGTCCATGGCCGCTGGTTTTTTTCCATATCGGTTGATACTCAAAATGGAATAGTCACTCACAACGTCGTATTCTTCGGACTCGATGTTGGTGATCCGTATCATTGACGAGTATGATTGATCAAATCCACGTTTTCCCCATCTCAATGTCAACTCATTGACCAAATCTGAAGTGGATCGGATCGTGTTGATTGGGGAGACTTGAGTGACGTTGGAATCGTCATCAACTGTAATGGCCGCTGTGGATGTCACGTGAGTGAGCGCCCACATCTGGATCAATACCGGTCTCAATCCTTTTGGACCCATACGGATGGCGATTGGCAAAAAGGGGAGAATGTTCCCATTGAGCCATTCGAACGCTGTCATTTTTGGGTCGTTGATGTATCCCTCGAAGTTATATTGATTGAGTATTGGAGAGATGTTAGCCCACGCGCCATCATCAATCCGTTGTCCACTTCTCTGGAGCGCCCAACGACATATATCTCCAGCACCTTTGAGATCACCATCTCCAAAAGGATTGGCCAATCCTCCACCATCGGTGAAATATACCCACCACTCACGAGAATCGCCCGATCCACTGTAGCCGGGGATCGCCACGTTGTCGCTTGGAATCAATCGTATATATGAGTATGTATTCCCACGACTATCATCGGCGATGGATATGGTTTTGGTGACTTCCATAAAATTGTCGTCTTGGACCACCAGTTCGGTCGCCTCAACTGGGTGACCGGCGATCATCATCTCACCATAATGAGAATCATAGAGGGAAGTGTTGTATATTGGGATAGCAAATATATTTTTGATCGCTCCGGCTGTGGTTTTGATAGCACCACCGGGACTCCCCAACACGATCGCCCATGGTTTTCCATCACTGGTGTTGAGATCACGATCATTGAACCGGCTGTCAAAATACTTGTTTTGATCCATCAACAGTCGATCGGACTCGTATGGTTGAGACTCGATGGAGATGGATACAAATTGATGGAATTGATTTGGATCACCGAGTTGAGGCTCTTGAATGGTTCCACGATACAACACAACACGATCCTCAAATGATTGTTGGACCATGTTATCTCTCATGAGAACATAGAAAAACTCCGCGTCCAATCCCTCCATGGTGTCACCTTGACTCCAGCGCTCCAATAAATCGACATCGTCCATGATGAGACCCATGGACACAATGTTGGCCTCGACATCAATGGACGTCAAATCGGCGCTCTCCACAAAATCAAACTCCATGATGGATGGTGTGTATTGGATGAGTCCACCATTGGAGTTGAGATTGATGTTGTGGGTGGCGTAACGATGGACACGTCCACCCCATAGAAACTCGACACAAAAGACCGGTGTGGATCCCATGAGTTGTGTTGGTGGGAAGTTCAACATCATCTCACCTCTCTCAATAAAACGGTGGAGACTCTAAACACCTCACCCATGTTGTCATCCAACAACTCATCACCAATCACGTGATCAATCTGGATCTCGGTTCCAATGGTGGTGAGGATTTGGTTGTGGTATCGGTTGAGAGTCACGATCCCAGTTGGATCGGTGGCGATGTTTGGGAGATATACGATGGCATTTTGAGAGGATTTGACATATTGGATCATCCCCATCATCGCTGTGGGAGCGCTACCCATTGCCGCGATGGGTTCTCTATAGTACAACTCATAGTAATTGGGATCGGCGTTGTTGGCGTTGAGAGCGCTGGTGTCCACGCCATCGGTCCACGCGATTCTCACAACTCGTCCATCCTGTCCACGTGATGAGGTGTATATTGTTCCATTTGGGGCCTCATTCTCAATGACATTGGACTCGATTTGGATCGTTCTCCCTCGTCCATATTGTGGACCGGCGATGACCAACGGACCGGCCACCATCGTCCCAATCTCAAAATAGCCCTCGGCCGTTTTTTGAGTAGTGATGACAAATCTCAACGCGCTCAACTCGTTGATATTGAGGATGGTTGTGACACTCGATGGAATGAGGTACGCTGTCCCATCAGTGGGATCGGTTGTTTGGACGTCCAACAGTGTGATATATGCTCGTTTGGATGTCGATTGAGCCAACACCCCATCACCATTGGAGGCCACTCGTCTCGCCACTGTTTCTCCCTCCTCTGGAACCAACAAAACTGTCCATCCACTACACTCATTGAAGTGGAGATATGGTCCATTGAGTTCGGTGGAATTGATGGACGCGCCATCACGATCAAACTCCCATCCTCCTCCAACAGTATTGTCAACGGTTCCATGAGTCACCCATGAGGCTCCATTGTGGTATTGGATTTGAAACTCTTTGAAGTTTACACCAGTCAAGTGAAGTCCAATCGCTTGAGATTCGGTGTGAGTTCGGTCACCACTACCCAATCCAACATCCATCAACCATGAGATCGTTTGTGAGTCCACTCGTGTGACGTCTGGATCGGCTACACTATCCGAGCGCCATCCAACTCGTGGAGATGGTGACACAATGTGGAGAGTCCGTTGGATTGGTGATCCAAATTGTGGACTCAATGTATAGGTATCATTTTCGCGCGCTGGTCCATCAATCGTGGAGATGGTGAGACCATCTTTGATTTGGGTGTCAAATCCTTGAGACGAGTATCGTTTGGAGTTGATCCCACTATTCTCCCACACTCCAACATCATCTCCCACACCATATGAGAAAAAGTGAAAATCGGCGGTTCGAGTGGTCAAACTGGATGATTTTATCCCCCAGTATATTTGTTGAGTACTATTGGCGTCCAATGTTAATGTCCCGGTGATTCTTTGATATTGTCTTGGACTTCCAGCGTCTCCAAAATACACATCGACATCTCCATTGGTGTTGTCAACGTGAGCGAGTATTTGGATCCCACCATCCAACGTCAAACCGGTGGCGCTTCCAATAGGTGTCCCGTATCCACTATGAACATCATAAACGTGGATACGATTGGACCCAATGATGATCTCCAGCCAATACGTTTGAGTTGATGTTTGTTGTTGGATTTGGACTCCAATGGCCGCGCCACGAGTGACCGACCCACCACTCACATTGTCAACTCGTGTGTGAAGTGTTACCCCATTTGTTTTGTCGTATATCCCTTGAAGATAGTATATGATATTACCTCCAGTTGCGTTGAGTGTGACATGATCACCAGCCAACGACTCCGATCCGGTTCCCACCTTTGACCAAATCGATCCTTGATTGGGGAGATCAAATGGACACCATGAGTGAGTATCACATCCCCATTGATTGTCGTTTGGATATGGGTGGAGTTTTCCATATTGTTGAGTTGACCATCCACCCAATGTGATGATGTGGACTCCATCGGCGTTGGCGTGAGTTCCATTGTTCTCCCAGTTGCCAAAAAGGAGATTTTCACCCTGTCCACATGTGGCCATGATATTTTTATATCCACCACTGTTGGAGATTATTGGTGATTGGAAGTCCAAAACCTTTGTATCATCAAAATTGGCCTCGTCTCCGTATAGGTTCCACGTCTCACCATAATCCTCGACACTGACACCCATCAAATCCGAATATGCTCCATGGATGATCGTTTTGTCGGTTTGGGCGGCATATATGTACATTCTCCCATCGGTGTCCATGGTCATTGTCCAATCACCATCGATCAATCGGTTGGCGGTGAAGTTGCACACATCCCCACTCAAAATGTCAGCCGGTATCAAATCCACCGTATCAAATATCGAGTCAAATACATTGGAGAGACGAGTGAATCGTATCTCATCCACGCGCGCGATATATCCAACGATGAAAACACCATTAAACTCCAACACCTTTGGGAGATAGAATTGGGTCCCATCGGCCTCCTCGGATTGGTCAACATATTTGAACGTCAATCCATTGTTGGCGCTCCCATATTGATTGACCACACTCCCCAGTGCTGGATTGGTGTTGTGGAGGTTGTAACTAGCCAATAGAATGACTTGGTGTTGGCTTGAGGCCATGACGATGTTGGAGAGTTCAACACCAGCCGATCCCGATCCAAATGTTCCACTCACATCAAATGTATACTCATCCCCCAACGCCTTGGATGACACTTTGGACCATGTCTCTCCATCATCGGTGGATTGATAGATCACAATGTTGGCGATCTCTTGATTTGGGTCCACTGTCCACATCGCGAGATTGACCGAGCCATCTGGAAGTTGACACAATGTTGGGAATCTATTATTCCCCACCAATGATGATTTGGGGATATTGGAGATTTGGACATTTTGAACAGTTCCATCCACATCAATTCGATATATTCTGGTCCGATTTTCGGTTGTGGTGACCTGTTCCACCGTTACCAACACAACACCACTCTCCAATCTCAACGCGTGACGTGGTGTGTAGGTGGTGAGTAATTGTCCATTTTGGATGGTTCTCACGTCCATCACCTTGTTGGGAGTCTCATGACCATAATATGATTGATCGCCATCATACTTCCACACAAAACCGGCGCCATCTTGAATGTGACCGGCTCGGTGGGTTTTGATCTCAATGTCACGATCTTGAGTCCCCTTGGAAGTCACGACCAATGGAGAGTTGTTTTGAGAGACTGGTATCCCGGCGAGTGATCCATTTTGTGTCAGTGTCGATTCTTGACTCCAAAAATGATCGGCTGTCCATTTGAATGGGATCAAAAATCCTCGGATGTAATCTGGTGTAATATTGGCCATGTTAATATCCTCCACTACCAACGCGGCTCGACATCCGTTTGGATTTGGCTCGGTTGTATCTGTCAATGTGTTTGAATGGTTGAATTATCACAGTTTGACCCATTCCACCACCATTTTGGAGCGCTTGGACTCCTCTCTCTCCACCAATCCGGTTGACCGTTGCACGATCCAACACCGCCTCACCCCTCAACAGGTTGGCGTTGACCACATCGGCTCCACCATCCGATTGACCAACCATCCCACCCACATCAAACTTGGGAGCCGGTTGGGATACGACCGCGGCGGTTTGAGCGGCGGCCAATCCACTCAAAAGAGCGATTTGAGCACCTCTGGCCCCCGGTGGAAGTACAAACGCTTGGGCGATGGCTTTGGCCAATCCAAACGCGATGTCTCCCAACGCGCTCGCTTGGTTCATTCTAAACTCTCTCATTTTCATGGCTTGAAGTTCGCTAGAAAATTCTTCCTCAATCTTCATTTTTTGAGCCGCCGCCAACTCTGCACTCAACACACCATCCTTGACCATTTGATCGATCGCCGCTGTTTCTCTCTCAACATTGGCCTCCATCGTGTCGATCTTGCGTTGATTGATGTTGGTGATTGTTTCGGCTAGTGATCCAAATGTCTCCAACACCATCTCACCACTATCCGAGATCGCGGCCACTTTGTCCAAATAGGCTCTCGTTTCTTCCTCTTGGGCCTTGAGAGCCTCCTCTTTTTCCTTTTGGATTTGCTCTTTTCTCTCGTCGTGGACTTCTCGTCTCAACGCTGCCAACTCAATGATCTCGGCCATCCGATTCTCGGCCGCCAACTCCTCCAACAAACCAATCTCATCAACCAACGCCATGAGTCTCTCTTGTTCATCGGCGTTGAGTTCGCGCGCGTTGGCTTGGTCGATCAATGTCGCCAACTCATAATCGAGGGACTGGATTTGATTGTTGATCTCTCCACCCAATCTCATGATGGCGCGTTCTTGTTTCTCATACTCGGACCTAAAACGCTCACCAATTTGAGACGAAAAATCTGCGGTGACGTCCATCATCTCATCGGTAGCGCGATTGAGTTCCTCTTGGGCCTTGAGAGCCTCCTCGGTCTCCTTTCTCAACCGCTCCATCTCATCGCCGGCCCCTTTGGTATTGTCTCCAGTTTTCTTCATTGTTTGGGGACCGGTGGATTTTTCACTTAACTCATTGAACCGATCCAACTCATCACTCGCGATTTGAAATATATTCCCCAAATTGCCAACCGCCACATCGGTCTCACGTTGGAGATCACCCATGGCCATCCGAGCGCCCTCAACATCGCCCTCCATCGCCATGCTGGCCACACTGATCAATCCGATCACATTTTGAAATCCTTGGGAGATGGCTCCCAATACGCTCCCAAATATGGATCCCATATACACAACCGCTTGAGAGGCTCCTTGGAGACCCATGGTGACACTATTGGGACCGGCGATGGAGTTCATAACATTTTGGAGAGCACCCATCCCCACGGTCTCAAACTCGGCCATACTTCTCTGAAATTGTCCCATGGCTTGGATCCCATTTTCATCAATGGCGACACCAAACTCAACCGCCAAATCTGTCATGGATTCGAGGTTGTCCAACGCTCCAGACTGGATGAGAGCCGGTCCACTTTGTCTCCCAAATAACTCCATCGCCATCGCGTTTCTTTGTGTCTCATTCTCCAATGATCCCAATGATTTGATGGTCTCATTGAATACACTGTCAGCGTCTCTCAACTCACCATTGGAGTCCGTGACACTGACACCGAGTTGATCAAATGTATCTTGGAGGTTTTTGGATCCACCAGCGGCGGCGTCCATCGAGCCTTGAAACTTGATGAGACCACCCTCCAAATTGGCAAAAGCCAATCCACTTCCCTCGGCGGCCAATCTCAATCCGGCCAATGTATCAACAGCGATCCCAGTTTTGGTGGAGGCGTCCACCAACTCATTTGTCAAATCCGCAAACTCTTGCGATAGTGCAACCACACCAGCAACAGCACCAGCGGCGGCGGCTCCCACAATCGCCATGGATTTTCCAACATTTTTCATTTTTTGTGAGACACTTTTTGACGTCTTTTCCGCGCTAGACTCCATTTTCTTGAAATTTTTGTCCAACTCTCCAGCGGCTTTGGCGGCTTGAGTATCAGTGATACCGGGGATCTTCTTGAGAGCGCGTTCCAATTGCTCTGTGGAGGCGCTATAGTTGATCGCTACACTCTTATTGACGTCGGCCATACTTCTCTCCTATCATCACGATGATGATCGCCATGATGATCAATACACCATACACAAAACATTTGAGTCTTGACATCATATCTTTTTCATCCGTTTGACTGTTTCTTTGGCGATGGCCTCAACAACTTTTTGGGCGCTCTTTCGAGCCGGATCCCACAATGTAACCGCCGCCAATCGTTTTCCATCTCGGATCGATGTGTCACTCGTTGGACCCACTTTGATCGCCCACGCATAAGGCGCGGTATTCTCAACAAACGCCTCGATGGTGTATGGTGGGACGATTCGGATCCCTGTCCGGTGTTGATACTTCGATCCTTTGGACTCACCGTATTTGGGTTGACGTATGATCCACCGGCTCTCACTATCTTTGGCGAGTTTTTCGGTTTGATCTTCCAACACCTTGACAATGGATGGGTCGGCGGCTCGTATCGTTCCCAATATGAGATCACGTTGAGCGCCATCAATCTCGATGGAGCCGCGTCCCTTGCCATATTTTAACGTTCTAGCCATTTGATCTCCATCGTTTGATTTTGTCTTGTTGAGCCTCTTGTTTTTTCCTCTTGGAATCCTGTGGAGACTCATGAGACATCATCCAATCAACGTATAGTCTGGATTGGAGATCACTATCGAGATTGGAGAACCAATGTGGATCTTTATTCCAAAATCTCGATATTGCGAATCCATGACGCTCTATGGCTCCACTTTTGGCGGTTCGGTAAAATTTTCGGTGTCTTTGACCTCGTCCGATGATGGTAAACTTTTGGCCATCTCTCCAATACACTTCATCCCAATGTCCAAAATCTCATTGACTGGGACTCCAGCACCCAACAACGTATCGAGACACGTTGAGCCATATTTGTGGACGTCCACGAGATGTCTCACCTTGGGGAGACGATAGTCATTGAATGAAATACAAAGCGCCATAGCACACACACGACCCATTTGAGATCGTGATTGGTTGTCACTCCACATCGACACAATATCAAAACATGTGGAGAGTGGTGGTTTGACAAACTCCAACTCTCCAAATGTTGTCACTTTTACTTTTTCCATGAGTATTCCCTTTGTTTATTTGGTTTGGTTAGGTTTGAGCGTAAACGACACCACCATAAACCTCTCCAGTCACCTCGATGGTATTGCCATCAGCGCTCTCGGATAGGTTAGACACTTCCAAATATACTTTGGAGTATGTGGCTGTGTAAACTTTACCACTACCAACCGCGCTGGTGTCAACTTCAAATACAACAGTTTGGAGAAATTGTTCAAAACCATCTCCACCAGTTGACGTCAATGGTGACCCACTGTGGAATCCGCGATTGTAAAGACGATCCATGAGGTTATCGGCGGTGCTGTCAGTCAATGATCGCATATGGACCGAGAATGAGATGTTCAAAACAGGATCATCACCTTTTCGGAGTCCAACGATGGCCCCACGATCTCGGATCACAACGCGATCGGCTCCCGGTTCGGCGCTGGAGAAATCTCCCACTTCAAATGATACCTCGTATGATGACGCGGCTCCATCGGTGATGGTGATCTTTCCATCTCGTCTGGTTCCAACTACTACAGAATCGGCCATGATGACCTCCTTTTATTTGGTTTGGTTAGGTTAGATATAAATAGTGTAATACTAAAAAGTTGAGATTGATTGACATCCACTCTCCACTATCGGACAACTCGTTGTCCATTCCACCAAAACGGATTTGGATCTCGTCATGGAGTGGGAGTGATCGTTTGGTGATGGCGTTGATGACTGTTTGGGCGCTGTCCAATCCATCATCGTAGGACTCCAATTGATCTTTTGGTCGTATTCTGAACGCGTAACGGATCGCCACTTCGGTGGAAGTCATCACACCAACTCCATGACGTTGGCGATCATCGTCGCGCGCTGTGACTGTACGGACACCAACCGAGAATCGTTTGTGAGCGATTGTATTGGGAGACCGGCCATATCCATCGTATGGGTTGCGAGACTCGTCAAAGCCATCCAAACTGGAGAGCATAGTGGCGAATCGTTGGCGAATTGTGGCAAGTGAGACAACCATCAGCGTCTCCGATACCATATTGGTGGAGCGCTGGTGTATATCACACCGAGATTGGCGCGGCGGTTGTTCTTGTCATCGGCTCGACCATCTTGGTTGAGATCATAGGTGAATTTTAGGTGCTTGAAGTCACCCTCAAATTGTTTTCGATGTTCTCTGGCCAAATCGAGATAACGACCCTCACCCAATCCACTGGAGTCCATGTCTTTGAATATGAGATAAAACGTGAGATTTTTATGACATGATCTCAATGATTGAGGACTCATGATCAAATACTCAATGTTTCCTTGGTCTCTCACTCGTTGGATGAGTTGGACCCACGCCTCGTCAATGTACGTTTGATAACTGGACCCCAAACTCGATGGACGTATGGACGCCAAATCCGAATACTCGGCCTCCAAATCCAAATCCGAGATCACTGGATATAAAGCACTCAACGCGATGGCGGTGGGTTTTTTGAATGTGTGGACCACTCCATCAATCGTCAGTTCCCACCATTGGACATATCCATCACCCAAAAGGAGTGTGGAGGGGAGTTCACTTGGGGAGATTGTATAGGTGGCGATGTTGGCAACGATGGCCACTGAAGTTCTAGCGATCACATCCACGCCATTGGGATCCTCTAAACGGAAATAGGCGGCGGTGGGTGATACGAGTTGGTTATCCCGGTATATTGGGAGATCAACCGTACAACCACGAGCGCGCTCTAGTACGTCATGGATCCGTATTCTGGGACT